TTTAAATGAAAAAGATAAGAAAATGTTTTTTTATTTAAATGAAAAATTAAAAAAGATAATAAATAACACAAAACCTAAAAATAAATTGCAAGAAAAAATCATTTTAGAAATTAAAAGTGTCTTATGAGGGGGTTAGATTTAATCTAACTCCTTTTTTCAAGCCTCCTTAAAACTATCCTCAATCTCCTGTGAAATTTCATCAAAATTATCTACATCAATCGTATTAAGGTCATTACTGATAATTTGAAGGGCTTTTAGTTTGAAATATGTTGGAGAATTTACAAGCTGTTTCATTTCGCTAAGTATTCCGATTTCTTTTTCGATGTCGATGATGTTGAAGTTTTTAGGATATAAAATATCGACATCGTTTTTAATTCCAAGATACTTGCATACGACATCAAACGCCCTAAGTTCCAAATCTTCAAGCCTTAGAGCAAAATTTGATAAAGAGGCGTTAAGACCTTGAAACTTAATATCTAGTGCAATGCCGCTTTCTTGTTTTTCGTTTGTAGATATATCAAAGGCGATTTTGTCGATTTGTGTTTCGATGTCCTTAATTTTTTGCTGGTATATTTCGGCAGGTGCGGCAGGCGGGGCGATGTATTCGGGTTTATTGAATTCCTTGCCGTAGATTATTGCGTTATCAGTTGAGAGTTTTACTTCTACATCGCTTGCGGTATCGGCGTTTAGGGTTAAAATAGAAAAAGTCTGCCCTCTTAGTATTTCGTCAAGCTCGCTTTGCAAATTGTAATGCCGCTTTGCAAGTGCGGCGATTTGCGTAAATTCTCCTGTTGCGGGGAATTCGCCTGTTTCGGAGAAGATTAAAAGAGGGCATATTCCTAAATTATGATCCCCGCTTTCGATTACCTTATCGGTGTCTTCGGCGTCAAGTATCTTCCAGCTTTGCTTATCATAGTATCTTATAACTTCTTTTATATCCTGCTTTTGCATTGTGGAGTTGTCTATAATATCAGAAAAAGCTACATATTCAAACCTGCCTGTGTTATCGAGTTTAAAAGCTACAAGCCTCTCAGGTGCAATTTCGGTAAAGTAAGGCAGTGAGCGGGTTTGTATCTGCTCGGCAAGTGTAGCCGGTATGTTTTTAGGCATATCTACAAGCAGTAAATTAACGCCTCTTACTTTTGCGTGTTTTGCAAAATTAGACATAAAAACGTCTATACTGTCGCCTTTGTTATTTACGTTGTCAAAAATCATTCTTATTAGGTTATTGGCGCTGTTTCGGGTAGGAGTTTGTTTAAAAAGATAACCTGTGTATCTGTTTATTTTACTTGCGAAAATGTTTGTGTAATAAGCTATTTTTTGCCTCTCTTCATACTTTTCGTCACTTTCACGGGGGTATTTGTCTATGTATTCGCCTGTTAAAAATCCTCCGCTTCCCTCATATGCTTCGTTTGCAAAACTCCATATTTTTGTTGCAGTTGATAAGTCCATTTAAAAGCCTTTTTTATGATATAATTGCTTAAATGGCGTCTGTTTTTTGGAAAAAGGTCAAAAATGGATGAAAAAATTAAAATTAAAGTCGATATATTAAAAACGAAACTTATTTTTTTCTCTGCCGTTGCCGGTGGGAGTTGGGCTAATTTGAGTTTTAAATTAAATTTTTATGATGTAATAATAGGGATTGTGTTTGCGTATGGTATTATTGGAACTTTAAAAACTTTAATAAAATTAAACAGAATCGAAAGGAATTTGCAATGAAACTAATAGCGGCAATAATTTTAGTAATTGGGCTTACTTATTATTTTTGGGATGAGTGGAAAACGGAAAAAAAAGCTAAAAAGCATTCTTAACGAGTTTATCTAAATTTTCAAATACTTTTCTTGCCGCTTTGTGTAAAAAGTCGTCGCCTTTATATCCGGGATGGTGAACACATTTGTTATCAAATCTGAATCTGTCGAGTTTAGAAAAAATCCTTAAATATTTTCTGTTTTTAGGGCAGATTAAATGCGGACGGGTCCCAAACAGCACGAAAGTCGCATAGTTTATCCTTTTACCTCTCCAGCTGACAAGCATATCGTCATCGGCTATCCACACAATACCCGCACCGCCTTTTGTTTTCATTAAGATGTTTCGGTGCAGTGTTCCTTTAATAAAATGTTTTTTAGCTTTGTTTTTTGCTTCTTTATGCACGGCAGTTGTAACGTTTTTTATTATTTGCGAAGTTTCGGTCATTTTATCAAGCGTTTCAAATATCTCTTTTGTTGAGGAAAATTTAATTTGCATTGCAAAGACCTATTATCTTAAATTTAATAATTCCGGCTTTAAGATTAACAAGCCTGTCCTCGTCTGTAATAGATGTAATAAGCTCTATTTTATAAGGTAGCTTAAAAAGCGATATTTTAGTAGTGTATTCGGCTGTAAAAAATTCTTCATAAAGCTTTTCGTAGTCGTTTTTTGTGTTAAAGGCTATAACGATGCTTAAATGCAAATCAATCAAAGCCCCCCTGTGTTCAATCTCATCTACGATAATCCTTGCAAAAGGGGTATTTATAGCTTTATCCGCTCCCTTTTCAAGACCGAGCTTGACTGATTTGTAAATATCAAGGCTTTGTATCAGCTCTTTTATGTTGTGTAAGACAGGCACGATGTTAATCATTTCAGCCTCTTTGTATAGGGATGTTTTTAATGTTTATAATCGAGTTGTTGTTTTTCGCAAGGTTGAAAAAATGCTCATATTCGGATTTATATACGTCGTATTTTGCCTTCATCCCTTCGCTTTCAAGCTGCATTTTTGCAAGATGCATATATACAAGTGATTTAGTCAGTTTTTCAAGATAATAATTATCGTCAATGTTTAGCTTATTAAGGACAAAATTGTATTTTTCGGCTTCTATGTTTTCAAGCTCTGTCGTATCTACACCTCCGATTAAAAATTCGTCTTCATAGGAATAAATCATTTTCCGCCTTTTTTAGCTTATTTTACTTTTTATCTATTGCGGTTTTTTCCAAAAAATGAGTCTTAAAGTTTTTACAATTAGCAAAACACGGGAGGTGTAAATGTTAAAAATTTTACAAAAACTGCTTGAGGCAGGAAAAATCAGTGAAGAAGCGGCAAAAGAAATCGACAACGATTTAGGTGCAGAATTAAAAAAACTAAGAGACGAAGCTGCGGAGTGGAGAGTAAAGTATAAAGAACTAAGTCAAACATACGAAGAGGTTGCAAGTTCTAAAAATTCGCTTGAAGAGCAGTTAAAAAGCCTTGATGAGAGAATTGCTAAAGCAAAAGAAGAGGGCAAAAAAGAATTAGTTAAAGAGCTTGAGGCTCAGAAAAAAGAAAAAGAGGAACTTAGCAAAAAACTTGCTGAGCTTGAAAAAACAAGCAAAAGTTTAAGAGTAGAAAACGCACTGAATAAAGCATTGAGTGCTTATGAAGTAATCGACTCTGAGGTTGTAGCGGAGGTTATTAAGCAAAGAGTGGATGTGATAGAGGGGGAAGTTAAGTTTAAAGACGGAAAAAGCCTTGAAGATGGAATTAAAGAGTTTTTTGAAAACAAGCCGCACCTTTTGAAAGCAAAAGGCGGTGAAGGTAGCGGTGCCGGGAGCAATAGCACAGCGGGATTTAAGGAAGATACCTTAACCGCACAGTTATTAAAAAAATTAAAGTAAGGAGCAGTAAATGCCTAAAATTAAATTACAGGATTTGTTTCAGGCGACTTTATGGACGAACGACATCTTAAACGAAGCGCCTGAACTTAAGAACATACTAAATTCGCCTTTAATTATTACAAGCCCTGATTTACAAAGCGTAGTAAACGCTGCAAATGCGGGTAGCAGGTTTGAAATGCCTTATATAGACGAGCCTGATTACACAGAACCTGAAGCGATGGACGACAGCGATGACGAAATCACTACAAACAAACTTGCTTGGGCTAATATGTTTGCGGTGCTTGGACTTTATTCTAAAGCTTACAAATATTCACACCTTGCGGCGCTTTTAGCAAGAGATAGCGACCCGGCAAGAGTAATTAGAGACGTTATCGGTAATTATTGGGGTAGAGATTTACAAAGAAGAATGATTAATATTTTAGTGGGTATTTCTAAAAAAGCGGGAACTGATTTAACGCTTGATGCGGGAGATAACGGAATTAATGCAAGCGTTATTATTGATGGAGCAAGTCTGCTTGGCGACCATCAGGATAAATTTGAAGAGATGTTTGTGCATTCAAAAATCTATGCGGATTTGAAAAAACAAAATCTAATTGAAGTTATTCAGCCAAGCGAAGAGGGAGCTAAACCTATTGAAATGTATGGAAATTATAAAGTAACGGTAAATGACTTAATGCCTGTTGAAGAAGACAAAGACGGCAACAAACACTATACGACAATTATCGCACAAAGGGGTATTTTTGCGTTTGCTCAAAAAAAACTTGGCGGGGATATGCCTTTAATTGAACTTCACAGAAATCCTTTAACAGGAAAAGGAAGCGGGGATACAACTGTTATTTCAAGACAAGGTTTTGTATTGCACCCGGTAGGCTGGAGCTGGAAAAAATCAGGAATGAGCCCAACGCTTGCAGATTTAGCAAAAGAGACAAACTGGGAGAAAAAATTCCAGACCAAACAACAGAGATTTGTAAAAATCGTAACTAAATAAGGAGAGTAAATGGCGGTTAATAGAAATTTTGCTAATAACTATTATATCGGTGGTGGAGAGCTTTATGTAAAAATTAAAGGTGAAGAAAATTTTAGATATTTCGGGCAGACTGAGAGTGCGAGTGTGAGTTTTAACGTTGAGAAAGTTGAGCATAAAAACAGCGAAGGTGCTATTCTTACAACCGACCTTGAAGTAACAAAAGCAGTAAGTGCAGAAATTAGCATTCAAACGGCTGACTTAAACCCTACAACTTTAGCCCTTGCGTTTAGCGGGGAATATAACGAAGTTAAGCAAACAAGTGCGACAGGTTTAGAGGTGGATATTACAAGTGCTGCGGCAGGTGCTGTTTATGAGCTTGGAAAAAGAAAAGTCAAAAACGTTGAAGTTACTTACAAAGACGGAGATGAAGACATACCGGCAGAGGAAGGCGTTGATTACAGCGTAGATTATGAGTTCGGAACAGTTGAAATTGCAAAAGACGGAGTTTTAGCCGGCAAAGATGCAAAAGTAACGTTTGACTGCGATGCGGTTACAATCGGAACATTTACATCGCTTAACAAGACTTCACAAGAAGTTGCACTTAGATTTATTTCAAAACCGCTTCACGGCAAGCCGTCTAAAACTGAAATATTTAGAGCTAATTTAAATCTTGATGGGGACTTTGCACTTAAGAGTGCTGAGGACATTCAGAAAATCACACTTAAAGGAAAAGTACTTAAAGATACTACAAGACCTGAAGGGCAGCAATTTTTGGTTAAAGAAGTTTTAGCATAAAAAGGAAATAAATGAAATTTTATAGAGAAAAAAAAGTCCTTAAATTTGACGACAAAGAGGTAGAGCTTTACGAAATAAACGTAAAATCTTTGCTTAAACTTGCAAACGGCGAATATAAGAACAATTACGAGCTTATTGCAGACAATTCAAACCTCTCATTTGAGGATTTGGAAAATGCGACAATAGAGGCCGCAAAAGCGATTGAAGAGGCTTTTTTTGAATTAAACGCAAAACATTTTGACAGCGGAGAAGAAAAAACGGATAAAAAAAAATCCTAAAGCTTCTCTCTCTTCTTATCTCCCACAATCACACAAACCCCGAGGAATACGGCTTAAGTGCTTTTCTTTTAGCAATAGAGCAAATCTATGAAGAAAAAGAGGAAATGATTAAAAATATAGCTATTGCTAACAGAATAGCAAGGTTTGCAAAAGACAGCGACTTTAAAGAGTTTGTGAAAGTAAAAGAGGAGGTAAATTTGGATGAAGTTGAAAATTTCTCTATTTAGGAGTGGAAATGGATAAAAAATTACAGATTGAAATATTAGCGAACACAAAACAAGCAATTGAAGACATCAAAAAACTTGAAAATGAAATTAAAAAATTTAGTGATGATGTTAAAAAAGGCAATGTTGATTTAAAAAGACAGGAGACACAATTAACTTCCCTTGCAGGAAGTATTAAAAAGGTTGTTAGTGCTTATATGGGATTTCAAGTGGCAAGGAGCGCTATTAATATAGTAGCTGATTTTGAGCAGTCTATCGCAAAACTTGGGGCAATAAGCGGGGCTAGCAAAGAAAATTTAGACAAACTTAAACAAAAAGCCGAAGAGCTTGGAAAAAGTACGATGTTTAGTGCCTCAGAAGTTGCAGAGGGGATGAATTACCTCGCAATGGCAGGGTATAAGACTAAGGATATTATAGCTTCAATAGGGGATGTTTTAAACCTTGCGGCAGTAGGTCAGATTGATTTAGGTAGAGCTTCGGACATTGCTTCTAATATTTTAAGCGGATTTAATTTAAAAGCGGAGGAAACTAAAAGAGTGGTTGATGTTATGACCGCAACCATTACAAATGCTAATACTAATATTCCCGAAATGGGTGAAGCTATGAAATACGTAGCTCCTCAGGCAAGGGCGCTTGGGGTAAGCTTAGAAGAAACTGCAACTGCTATTGGAGTATTAAGCAATAGTGGTATAAAAGCAACAATGGCAGGAACCGGACTTTCAACAATGTTAGTAAGACTTGCATCTCCAACAGGTGCCGCAAAAGACGCAATTGATGAACTTGGGATAAAAATCTATGACGCAAACGGAAAGTTTGTAGGGCTTACGGAAGTATTAAAACAATTCAAAGACAAAATGGCGAATATGTCTCAGGAGATGAAAGCAAAGTATATGCGTGATATTTTCGGTCTTGAGACTATGAAAACGGCGATTACTTTGATTGATAGCGTTGGAAATTCTTACGATGAACTTTATTCTAAAATAGCTAAAAGTATGGGCGTTACGGAAGAGAAAGTCAAACAGATGACTGATACATTCAACGGGCATATGAAAGAACTTGAAAGTGCATTTCAGGGGCTTATTATCACAATAGGAAATGAATTGTTGCCTGCTCTTACTGATTTTGTAAAATGGTTGACTGAATCAGTAAATGCTACTGAAAAATTTTATAATGAAAATAAAACTCTTATTAATACAATAGTAGAACTTACTGCTGTTTTTATTGCACTTTCAAAAGTAAGAGCAATTATAGAAGGGGTTTTAGGAGCAAAAGCGGCAATAGAAATAACAAAAACTACCTTATCTATTAAAAAGCTAAAACAAGCCGTAACAATGCTTACTGGTGCACTTATGAAATTAGGGAAAGCAAACATTGCAGTAATGGCCTTAACACTTGCAATTGAAGGCTTAAACTATGCATTTGATAAATGGGAAGAGAAAATAAAAAAACTTGATGAGAGCACAAATAAATTAAAAACAAGCACGAAAAGCTTTAACGAAATAATGCAAACGCTTCAGAAGAGTATGAAAATAGACGAAAACGGGCATAAAACGTTTAAACTTACACGAGAAGAAATAGAAAAGCTAAAAAAAGAGACCGAAGATTTAATCAAAACAAACGAAAAAAGAATTAAGCAACTAAAAGAGGAAAGTAACGGAAGTGCTGAATATAAAAATATGATTGCCGTACTTGAAGGGCAAAATAAAACACTGCAGGCTACGCTTAAAAAATTATCGACCCTAAAGCCTTACGAAAAAACGGCAAAAAGTGCCGAAAATGCTGAAAAATCAGTAGAAAAACTTACAAAAGAGCAGGAGAAGTATCTAAAAAGTTTAGATAAGAGACTTCAAAAAGAACAAACTACAACAAAAAGTATCTTAGAGCTAAAAAACGAAGAAATAGAAAAAGCAAGGGCGCTTTTAGGTGAGACTAAATATTTTGAAGAGGCAAAAGCAAAAATAATTGAATATTATAATCTAAAAGAGATTAGACAGTTTAAGGATACTTATACAAAAAGAATTCAAGAACATGAAAATACAATAGAAAAGCTGAAATCTAAAGAATATGACCTTGCTAAAAAAATAGAAGAAATACAGACACAGTTAAACAACAGATTAAAACAGCTTGAAACTGAAAAGCTTAATGCTATTGAAGACATAGAAAACAAAATACATAACCTTAAAATGTCAGCCGCTTCATCATATGAGCAATACATAGACAAACAAAAACAAGCCGAAATAAGACTTGCAAAAGCAAAAGAAGCAATAAGAAACGGTGATTTAGCACAGGCTAAAAGGTATATGAGCCAATATGAAAGTTTAATGACTTCTCTTGCAAACACTGAAATAAAAGAGAACGGCAAAGTAATAGTTAGCAAAAAACAGGCAAACGCAGTAGCAATTGAGGGACTTAAAGAACTTGAAAACCTCACAAACGAATATTACGCAAAGGCAAAAGCGCAGGAAGAGGCAGCGGCACGGGCTAAAATACAAAACCTTAAAACCGAGCTTGAGGCGATAAAAGCGCAATTACAGATTGAAGTGCAAAGATTAAACCTTGAAAAACAGTTAATCGAAACGCTTACGGGTAAAAAAGTGGATATTGATACAAGCGCCGCACTTGAGAGTATTAAAAATTTAGATGCACAGATTAAGCAGTTAGACGAAAAGCTTAAACAGAAAAAAGATATTAAAGTCGATACAAATAAAGCAAAAGCGGAACTTAAAAAAGTAGAAAATACAAAAACAAAAGTTAAAGTAGAAGCAGATACAAAGCCCGTTTTAGCGGCGGTTATGGAAGTTACCGACAAGGTGACCGGTAAAAAAGAGGTTATTAAGTTTTACGCTAATACAAAAGAGCCTGAGGAAAAATTAAAAAAAGTTAATTTAAAAGCCAAAAATCTAAAACCTACCGTAAAAGTAAAAAGCGATATATCACAGGCTTTAAATAAACTTAGTCAAATTCCAAAAACCATTACGACTATACATTACATTAAAACGGTTGAAACGCACGCTACAGGAGGTATAGCGGGATTTAGAAAAGTGCAAGGTAAAATTCCGGGAGATGACCCGCTAAATTCCGATGACGTTCCGGCACTTCTTACAAGAGGGGAATTTGTAGTAAAAAGAGATGCCGTTAAACATTACGGAGAGGACTTTTTATATAGACTTAACAATAAATTGCTTCCAAGATTTGCAACGGGCGGACTTGTAGAGATAGGGAGACCTCAAAAGCTTATTACGCAGTTATCCGATATGTCGGGCAGCAGTTCTAATTTTGATTTAGAACACATTAAAGTTAAGTTTGATGTTGATTTGAGTATAGTTGATGAGCTTAGAAAAAGTATTGAAAAGTTAGGCAAGTTTTTAAAAGAGGCGTTTCCAACTCCAAGTGGGGCTTTAGAAGATAATGGAAGTTTCGGGATTTTTACTAAAAAATACAATGGGTTAAAGAATGAAGTGGAACAAAAAAGCGGTGAGTTTAAAGGGGAAGTAGAAAAAGATAAAAAAGAAGTTAAAAAAAAGGAAAAAGAGATAAATAGCGAAGTTGATAAAGCAGCTGAATTATCTCTGGAAATTGAACGGATAAAGGAGAGTTTAAAAGGCTCTGTTTTACAAGAGAATGAATATAAAACAATCTCTTCAAAGCTTAATAATATGCAAAAGCAGTTTAATTTTCTTTTAAAAGATATTGAAATTAAAAAAGAAAAGTTAGATAGCTTTGTCGAAAGCGCTTATGAAAAAATAGAGCAAAAAGAAAAAGAATTATCTTCTTATGAAAACAAGATATATGGGTTTGAAGAGAAAGTAAGAGATTATTTAGAAAAGGTTGAAGAGACTAAATATGAAATAAAAGACAAAATTAGTAAGCTTGGAGCCGAGGATAAGCTTACTGATAGATTTGAGAAAAGTACCAATTTAAAAGAACTTAGTAGCTATCTTAAAACATTACAAGAACTTCCAAGCGTTGAGGAGATTAAAAACAAAATTAAACAAAATCTAAAACAAGAGATGGAGCGGTTAAAACCACGACTAGAGTGGGCTGCGAAAAGATATTATACAGACCCTCTTTTAGCTCCAGATTTTCTTAAGTTACAGGCAAAATATGAAGAGTTAAACAGGTTATATAACAATAATACATTGCTTGAGAAAAAAGCGAAAGAGGAGCTTTTAGCTAAAATACCTAAATTTGCTACAGGAGGACTTATTAAGCTTCAAAACGGCGGAAAGCTTCCTGGATACGGCGGAGGGGACAGGAATTTGGCGCTTTTAGAAGATGGAGAGTTTGTTATAAGAAAAGAGGCGGTTAGGACCTACGGGACGGATTTGTTTGAGAAACTTAATAATTTTAAACTTCCAAAATTCGCAACAGGCGGGATTGTGGGGGATTTGCCTAGTGCGAATAACGGCTCGGGAGATACGGTAAATGTTAATTTTAAATTTCCTGATGGCGCAAACTTTGAAATGCAAAGCGATGAAATGACGGCTAAACAGCTTGCAAGTTACTTCAAAAGGATGATGTGATGGTAAGGATTGTAAAAATCGGCGGGATTGAGCTTGATAATCCTCTTTATATGCTTGAGAGTTTTGAGGTTAAAAACGTTAAGGCGGTCAGTTTTAATACACTTGGCGGCTCTAAGATAATTTATGAAAGCATTAGACGGGACAATGCAAACAATATAACGCTTGATAGTATGGATAACGGCTGGCTTAGGCTTGAGACTTTACAAAAAATAGTAAATTTAGCAAATGAATTGGGTTTAACGGTTGATTTAACTACAACGGATAACAGCACGCTCAGGGCTAGATTTAGACTTGAAGAAAAAGAGGTTGTAAAAGCCGAAATGATTTATGAGGGGAGCGAGTGGTATAAAGTTACGATTAAGATGGCTTATGCTTAAATTTTGGAAAAAAACGGAAAACAAAAAGAATAAAATAAGCAAAAAAGGTAGTTTGTGATAACACTTTTTAAAAGTAATTACGACGAGTTTGACTCTACAAAAAACGGCGGTGATATAACGGATACGCAAATTGAAAGTGGGGTTTTGCACAGTTTTATCCCGCACGTCCGTCCCTTTATGGCGGAAAACGGCGGGGAGAGGTGGTTTAAATTTTATATAAAAACCGACAAGGACATTATAACGGTTGGAATTGATATTGCAAAACCTTCTGTTTCACCTACGGAAGAGGTTTTTATTGCAAAAGCGCAAAGTGATGAGGAAGTTGAAAATGATTTAAACAAAGACAATATGAGAATTTACGGCGGGTTTGAGGTTGTAGCGGTTGAGAGTGCAGATAGACAAATAACTGCTGACAGGGATGTGAGCGGGTTTGTGAAAGTTGATGATATTGTGACTTTTTACGACACGAATGCAAACAGAATTACAATGATGAAAGTTGAAAGCGTCGATGCGGATAAAATAACCTTTAAAAAATGGACTGATAAAACAATCAAAAACGGATACACAGGAAGCAGCACAGTTTTTTTTGATGCGATAAATGCAAATTCCCACGTAGGGCTGTGGCTAAAACAGGTTGTAGCACCTTATACAGAGGCAATGGAAGACCCTGCAGATGAGTTTATTTTAAACATTTGGTATGAAAACAAATAAAAGGAGAAATAATGGCTTTAAAAGACAAGCTAAAACACTTTAGAGATTTTGACGATTACATTGGTAGTTTAACCAAAAAGGATATGGACGACAATCTTGATTTATTGGCGGATAATATTGATTTAAAACCAGATAAGGATACAGTGGGTATTGTTACCGACGGTATTACATTAAGACAGCAAAATAATGAAACTCAAATGGCTATTGGAGATGGTTGTACATTAGATGGTAGTTATGGTTTTATTTTTGGAGGAGATTGCACAATAAATAATGGATATAGTTTTGTTTTTGGCTTTGGAATTAGAAATAAACAGGTATTTAGTAAAAGTTTTGGGGTTAATATTGATGGTATTGTAAAACAAAATCTAAAACATTTTAACAGTTTAAGAACTACTAATGAAGATCAAATTGAGTTTTCAGTCCCTATATTTTTATGGATAAAATCCTTAAATTATATCATTATCAAATGCGAGGCAATTAAAGATGATTATTCTACAAAATGGATATTTGAAAGAAAAATAATTGTTAGAGTAGATGCAGATGGAAATGTTACGATAGATAGTGATGATAATACAGATATTATAAAAGATGATAGCGATTGGAAATTTGATATAGAAAGCACAAATGACAGCGAAAACCCGACGCTTACATTAAAAGCAACAGGAAAAGCCAATACTAATATAGCTTGGGGTATAGAAGTGGAAAACAGACAGACTTATTTTGCAGAGTAAAGGCTTTTAATTGAATTTAATCAAAGGCGAGCTGGATTATCTCTTTAACAACTGGTTTGATTTTAATAACGATTTAGATAACTATTTTACAGGCAGTAGTGCGGCGGAGAATGACGGAATACAAGATTTAAGCATTGCTGCGGTTTATGCAATTTTTAATTACAATAACAACAAAACACAGTCTAAATATAAGATAATCAGGAATTTTGATAACAATATAACACAAAGCAATTTTAAGATAATCAGGGATTTTAATAATTTAAAAAACAGTGCTTTTTATAAATTAGGGATTGTCCAAATTCCGCCCGTTCGAATAATTTTTAAAAACTTTGAGGACTAATGATGGAAGTATATTTAAGCGTATATTTTACAGACCATTTAGGGCAGAAAAAGAAAATTGACGATAAGATAGTATCAATTCAAGACGGGATATTTGATATAAACATTCACAAAATTTACAATTCTTTAACTTTTGTGGTAAATGATTTATATATTGACCCTGCAATTATAGGGGATTTAGTTGAGAGAATTGAACTCAGGTACAAAGTGGATGATGAAGATGAAGTAACCGAAAAATTTGTAATTGACAGTATTGATTATTTAAAAGACAACAATATAAAAGTTTATTGCAAAAGCAAAACGGTTAAATACGCCTACAAATACAGCGGCGATTTAAGCACAATTATTCAGACTTCATCGGTTAAAGACTTAATCTCTAAATTACTGCCTGATGTGAGTGTCAATTACGAAAATTTAACCGACATTCCTTTACTTTTTGATTATGAAATAAAAGATAAATCAATTGAAGAAGTTATCGAAGATTTAAGCAAAATTACGGGGTTTGATTATTATTTTTACAGGGGCGTTTTGTATTTTGAAGATAAAAAGCGAATAAATAAAGAGGATAAGGCGGTTAGAAAATTCAGCGAACTAACCGACATTATCGACTTTAGCACATCTACAAACAAAGACGAAAAAAAGATTAATAAAATCTACATAAACAAAAAAGACGATAAAGTCTTTGCGGCAAAGCCTACGATTGCGCTTGAAATAAAAGACTCTCCGCAGTGTTGCTCACCTGATGAAGTTTTGATTTATACGGATGATGAGGGAAACACTTATAAAATCAATCCTCAAAACGCCTTTTTTGTAGTCTATTTTTCTCCTATTATCCAAATTCCAAAATGTAATGTCCTTTATGAAATTGGAGAGAGGATTTTAATTGAAAAATTTGAGCTAAATAATGACGAATATGTAGAACTTACAGGCGGCATTGAGGAAATTATAGCAATTGAAGGGGTTAAGAATTACGTCTTTGAAAAGGGGTATAATTTACTTGTTTTTGATAAGGTAGAAAAAGGAGAGCTTAAAATCACCTACAAAACAAAAGTCTTGCACGGAACGATAGGACATTCAAAATATCCTAAAAACGTGAATTTCTTAATAACCCATTTTAATCAAAAAATCGACTACACGCACAAAATAGAGCTTAACGGATACTATCCCGTGCCTTACGATTTTACGCTTAATCTTATGAAAGACTGGGGGATTGATTACGCAGAAGCGATAAAAAAACAAGTAACAATATCAAGAAAAGACGGCGAAGTGTTTGCGGTTATGGGGACATACGAAAGCAATGCGTTTGGGGAGCTTGAATTTAGTATAAGTGAATACAATACCTATAAATTCGAAATGAGCGGAGAGGAGCCACTCTATCTTGACTGGTATGTAAATAAAAAGCAAATTTATATGGACGAGGTGCAACAATGAAGATAACGGAGATTAAAAAAGCAAACGGCGAGATTATGAGGATAATTGACGGGGAATATGTAATAGGTGCAGGTAGTGGGTGTTTTGCATCTCCAAAACCTTACAGAAAAACAATAAAAGGAGAGTTCTTGGTTGAGAGAAATTATGTTGATAATAATGAAAATTGTGTAGATTATTATGAATGGATTATGCAAGGTGATAATATAACTAAAGTTTTATCGTATGGAAGTCCTAGTAGAGATGGAAATAAGCTTTATGTCCCAAAATCAGCTAGTATATATATAAATATGCATCCTGGTTCAAATGTGAGTTATGTAATTCAAAATGGAAATATTTATATTTATTATGATTTAAATATGGTTACTAATAAGATAGAAGCTAAATTAAGCTTCTCTGTTTCTAATGTAGTAAAAGTAGAAATCACTAACAAGTACAATCATTTTGCAAGTATGGTCTTAGCATGGATATGCATACCTGAACAAAGTTATCATTTTTCTCCTTGTGACGGATGTGAAATAATAGGAATTTAAAATGCTAATAAAATCACAGCAAATTCAGGAAAACAAAACTCCTCTATACAGCGGAGTTTTTGAAATTGAGAGAAGTGGTGGGAGCAAAGAGATAACGGATAGTTTTATAATAAATGAAGATATTGCAAGATTAAGGGCAATAAGCGAGTTTTTAGAATTTGGGTATGATAGGCAAGAAGTTGAATTTATTACCTATTTTTCGCCTCTTAAAATAAACGATATTATAGAGTTTTATGCTCCAAGCTATAGAATTCCCAAGGACCTGACAAAAACAAGGTTTATCGTTAAAAAGATAACGCATTATTTCAAAGACGGGGTTATCAAAACAAAAATCAAGGCGGTGAGATATGATTAGAGAGCTTAACAGACTGATTGAAAAACAGATAAGAAAATCACAAAAAACAGACGGACACAAAAAGATAGTTAAAGTCAAAAAGCAAAATATGGAAACAACTAAACTAAAAGACCTTTCTTTTTAAATTTTCCCAAAAAACAATCTTTTAATTCCTTATTATTTAATTAAAAAAAAGGTCCTCTAATGTTTAGTTTTTTAAAAGATATTTTTGGCGGCGGGGATGTGATAAAAAAAGGGGCGGAGCTTTTAGACGAAGCGTTTTATACGGACGAAGAGAGAGCAAAAGATAAAGAAAAACTTTTGCAAATGAAAGCCGAACAGAAAATTAGACTTCTTGAAGCGTATCATCCCTTTAAAGTAACTCAAAGAATTTTGGCTGTTGCTTTTGTTTTTACATTTTTGTTTATAGTGGTTAATGGGATTTTGGGAGCGTTATATGGCTGGATTGATATGCAAAAAGTAAAAGATGCTCTTGAGTTTGCAGAAAGTGTAAATCTTGGAAGCATAGTAATGATAATTGTCGGGTTTTACTTTGGAGGGGGGTTTGTAGAGAGTTTTAAAAGGACAAAAGATGGAAGATAGAGTGGTAAAAGTTGAAACAAGAGTTGATTTTATAGAGAAAGAGATGAAAAATTTAAGAGATATGCACAAAGAGGAAATTCAGGAGCTTAAAAAAGTATTTAAAGAACATCAAAAGGCTCTTGAGGATATAAGAGAAGAGATTAGATATTTTAGGCAGACTCATATGCAGGTTAAGTATGTAATTATAGGCGGGGCGCTTGTGTTAATAGCAAAAGAAGTGGGGATAGGGCATTTTTTAAAGATATTAATCGGATTACTTTAAGTGGTCAGCTTAAAGGGCTTTTGCCTTTTTGGGTGGCCACCAAAAAAATTAAAGGAGTTTAAATGACAAAAGAAGAATTACAGGCACTATTACAAGAGAGATTAATCTGTGTAGCAAAAGGAGTCGCAAACGCTTCAAAAAGATACACAGATACACAAATTAGCGTAGCAAAAGATGAGCTTAAACAATCAATCGTTGATGAATTAAGCAAAATCGAAGGGCTTGGTGAAGAGCTTGAAAAGATAAAAGCATACGCTGATTCTTTTGCAAAAGTTTTTGATGTTAATGAAAACGGAGAAATTACTCCTGAGGAAATTCTTTCAAAATTCGCAGTTTTACAGTCTAACATTGACGCAGTAGCAAAAGATGTAGCAACAAATGCTGAAAACATTAAAAGCGTTGAAGAAGCACTTAACAAAGCAATTAACGATGTAGTTGAAAGAGTAAAAGCTCTTGAAATTAGAGTTAGCAAAGTTGAAGATGGTGTTGCAGGTATAAAAGCAGAGCTTACTACTAATTACTTCACAAAAAGTGATATAGAAACACTTGTGAATGTAAATTGTGAAGTAATTGTAAAAGAAGTAGAAGATATTTTCGGATTTAACGCAGAAGAGGGAGACGGGGCAACCCTTTAATCTTCCTCTTTTAAAGACTAAAAATGGCTAAATTATATAGACTTGATGTAATAGTTAGAGGAAACTCTACTATCACACAAGACGATGCTATCAGATGGACAAAAAACTGGGTAAATAAAAGACAAGAGAAAAATAAAGAAGTTGAATATTACGCAGACCTTTATGACAGCAGGAGCAACAGGAGTTGGAAAGTATTCAGCGATACCGCTATTAAAAACAGGGCAATTGAAAACAGCTATGTTTGTGAAAATGGTGAAATTATAAAAGGCGTAATTTTCACGTCACCTTTTTTAATAGGTGAAAGTAGCGAAGTGATAGTAAATAGCGAAAATGGGATTAAACATATTGAAGCTGATGTAAAAAACGCAAAAATATTTGCGAATGTTGAAGATAGCCTTATTGCTGAAGTTAGAATAGAAAATCAAACAGATACGGGCTTTGATATAGCGCTATATGACAGCACGGCTTTTGTAGAGGAAAAGCAAAGGCTAAATTGCAAAGAAAATCCCGTAAGGGTAAATTATCTAATAATAAGGAGTCAAAATGGCTGATTATCCTGCAGATTTAAGCGGAAACAAATTCAGTATCACAAAACCTTCAATCTATCAAACACTTCAAGATTTTATTACAAATTACAATAAAGAAGTCGATGATGTTCAGAGTTATATTAACGATTTAAAAGATAAAATCGATGCTATAACGTCAGATGATGAAGACATTGCAGAAAAAATACAAAAACTAAAAGATATTATCGACAAAGCCGATACAGAGCTTGATTTAGTCGGAGTAATTGACAAAATCGCAGACATTCTAAATACAATCAACCTGATTGTAAGAAAAAGGGTTACTGTAAATAGTGATAGCGGAATCGTTGAAGTCGATATAGCAGATTTAGGTTTTTCAAGTGTTGATGATTATGAAGTTGTAGCCTCTCCGGCGGCTATGCTTGCGGATGGAAGCGTAAATCCGGCAGTTTTAGCAGTTGAAAAAGTTGATGAAAAAACATTTAAACTGCACGCTTTTGATAGAAGAAACTTCGTAGAAACAAGCCCTTATTACGTCGAGGGAGCTACAAAAGACGATGACAACAATTATCCAAAAGCGTTTGAAGTAAGTATTGCCGTAATCGGAAACAAAGAGTTTATAAACCTAAATATTCCTACAGTCGATGACGGCGAAACTACAATCGGAGGCTAATCTCCGATGCCTTTTTTATCAGACAGCGGGATGACGATTAAGCAGGTTGTAGATGTACTTGAATTACAAATTAAAGCATTACAGGAGCAGATTATGGCTGTTGAAGAATTAAAAGCTAAAGTGGAAGAGATAGACGGGAAAATTGAGCTTTTATTAGATGTAGAGCTTGGAAACTGGGAAATTGTAGATAATCATCTTATTTTTAAAGACAAAAACAATAATCAGATTGCAAAATTTGCGCTGTTTGATAAAAAAGGCAGACCTACCGAAAGAAGCATTATGAAAAGGGAGAGAGTTGAGTAACATTATAACACTTGGATATGGAGAAGATGATTCAATAATCGTAAAAGACGGCGGCGAAATTACGATAAAGGAAATCAAAGGCGTTAAGCAAATTTTTAATGTTAAGTCTTTTAAAGTTGTATTTAACGCAAATGCGGTAAAAGCAAAATTTGACATTAACCTAATAAGGCTTAAATTTAAAATAAAGGCGATTAATGATTAAATATTTAGATGAAAGCATTTTTATAGACTTTGAGTATATAGACGGTGTAATTGAGCCGGAATACAGAGCTTTTTATTCTATAAAAGACACAGAAAAAAAAGTTGTTAAAATAGCCGAGCTTGACAGGAGTGATGATAATACAACATTTGAATTAAGAATAAAATCAGGGGAACTTGAAGAATTAAAACCCGGAAACTACAAACTTGAGGTATCGGTTGAAAACGATGAAATAGGGTATAAAGACTACATTTACAATGAAGACTTGATTTTAAGGGGTTAAAATGACCGTTAAAGATTTTATAATCAAACACGAAGGCTTAAAGCTAAAGCCTTATATCTGCCCCGCAGGAAAACTCACAATCGGCGTAGGGCGCAACATTGAAGAAAACGGCATTTCGGAAAATGAGGCGATGTATATGCTTGAAAACGACATTAAAAGATGTGAAAATGAATTAAGAGAGATTTTTGATAATTTCGATGAACTTCCGAAAAATGTCAAAATTGCACTTATTGATATGATTTTCAATTTAGGCAAACCGAGGTTTTTGCAGTTTAAAAAAATGATACAAGCGATAAAAGAAGGTAATTTTAAACGAGCAGCGGAAGAGGCTAAAAATTCAAGGTGGTGCAAGCAGGTAGGCAGCAGGTGTGAGGATGTTTATGAGATGATAAAAAGTAACAACTTTACTGACAATTAACAATCAAATATAACTCCCAAACTGTCAGTAAAATTGTCAGTAAAAAGCCGCTAAAATCCACTGACATTTTTAATTTTAAGTTTTAGAAAGTCCGATTTTATGGAGATTTTAAAGCATTGGTGTCCCCGGCGCGATTCGAACGCACGACCTTCGCCTCCGCAGGGCGACGCTCTATCCAGCTGAGCTACGGGGACAGGAATGAAATTATATCAAAAATTTTAAAATAATACAATAACAGCTGCAATTGC